CTTAGAGAGATTGGGAGTGAACATGCGCCGGTCACGCAGATTGCGCTCTTCGGCTTGATAGCTGTCCTCGATACTCCAAATGCTCTCAGCACGCTGGCGATCCTTGCTGCCCATCCAGGCCGAGCTGATCGTGCGCTGCTGCTGGACTCGCATCTGCTCCATGGCGCGCTGGTGCGAAGCAGTCAGAGCCTCCAGGGTGAGCCGCTGGCGATCCTGTGCCAGAGTCTCCTCATAGGACAAGGCCTTGAGCTTTTCTTCCGTCTCCAGGCGCTTGGTGGCCAGTTTTGATTCCGTATCCGCAATCTGCTTCTTGACGGCCAGGGCATCGATGCCTTTAACCTTCTCCTGCTGCAGGCGGGTGATCTGCTCCTGCAGAGCAGCCTCCTCCACCTTGCTGGATTGCTGGATCAGGTCGCGCCTTTGGCTGTAGTAGCCTTGGTCATCAATCAGCCCGGACTGGTGCAGGCGCTCCAGATCCTTTTGCTTGCCGTCAATGATGCGAACCTCTTCGCGGGCAGCATTCTGGATCTCTGAGAGATCAAGGCGACGGGAAGCAGGCGCCGTGCTGCCACCCTTCTTCTCTTTCTCCTCATACTTCTTATTGATGCCGGCGACGAGCAGGTCATATTGCTTCTGTGCCTCTGCGCTGGTCTTGGCTGCCTCTCCGTATTTCTTCTCAGCGGCGGCCAGCTCCAGGCGCTTTTGCGTCTGTTTGTCATAGTGCTTGCTGGCCTCGGCACTCAGATTGATAAGTGCCTGCTCACGCTCCCGAGAGCCTTGCACATAAGTGTTGGCCGACTCTGAGAGTCCCAACATCTCGCGCGCCTTGTCAAGCCCGTTCTGACGGGTCTTGAGGCCCTTGGCATAGCTGCCTGTGCTCTCGGTCACAGAGTTGGTCGGGCCACGGTCCTGGTAGTCATTGACCTCCTTCTGCAGCCGCTCCACCACAGCATGCATGCCCTCCTGGCGGCCGAGAGACTTGATCATGTCGATCACCTCGGCGCCCACATTGCGGATGGCAATCCAGGCCTTTTCGACCGACCCCAAGTTGGCGGTGATCGTGCTGGTAGCGCCGGCAATGGCCGAATCGTAGGCGTCCTGGGCCACGCGGGCGGCATCCGTCTCGCGCCCCACTTCCTGTAACGACTTGATCTGCTCAAAGGTTGCCGACGTCAGGAAGTCCATTTGCTTGTTCAGCTCAAGCACCGCCTTGACGGGGTCTTCGCCCAACTTCTTGAAGTCCTTGGCCACCTCCTCCACGGATTGCCCAGTGGCTCGCTCCCACTCAATCGCTGTCGTGGTGTAGCGCTGCAGGCGCTCAGCACCAACGCCAGCATTCGCTGCAAACGTGACCAGGGACTCGGCCGCTTTGGCTTGGGTAATGCCAGCCAGGTTATCCATGGCAGCGGACATGTCCACCAGTTGCTGGACGCTGGTGCCGGCCTGATTGCCAGTCTTTTGCAGCACGACCAGGAATGCATGGGCCTCTTTGGCACCTGAGTAAACACCATAAGAGAAGACGCCAGCTGCTACGGCGGCAAGCGTGAACGGATTCACCAGGCCCAGCACATAACCGCCCAGCGCTTTTGCAGCTTCCCCCGCCCCACCCAGCATGGTCATCAGCTGCGAGCCCTGCTGCAGGGCCACAGTTATTGCATTCTGTCCGCCCTGCAGCGACACGATGATGTCCTGAAACTGCGCAGGCACGCCACGCAGAGCAGCAGCCTTGGCGCGGTCGCTCATGACGTAGTCACCCGACTGGCTCAGGCGCTTTTGCGCCGCCTCGGCCTGGCGCAACTGGTCGATATAGGGCTTGAGCACATCAGCCGAGATACCGCGCTGCTTGGCCAGAATCTCGTAGTACTCTGAGCCAGCCTTGCCGCCTGACTGCATGGCCACCGTGGCACGCTGAATGCTGCCGACTATGTTTTTCTCGGCCCGAGACATGGCGACTGCAGCCTGCTGCGGCTGGGTCTCCAGGGGCTTGAGACCCTGCGCTGCCTTGCGGCCGGCAGCCTCCACGCCTGCAGCCATGTCTTTGGCAGCTGCCACTGCATCGGCGCCCCCCTCGCGCACGCCTGTGGCGTCCAGCGAGGCCTCAATCTGGACTTTACGGCGGTCGGTATCGCTCATTTTTCAACCTCCGCATAGATTTCTTGAAGTGCGGCAGCCTCCATGACGCGCACCTCGGCGCGCAGCCGGTCGTGGTCTTCATGGGGGATTTCGCGGGCGCGAAGTTCGTCGGCCAGCACGCCGTAGTCCAGCCCCACCACACCGCCGGCGCCGACACGCCACTGCGTCTGCAGGGCATCGAACAGGCACCAGGCAGTCCAGTTTTCGGGCCAGACTTTGACGTTGAACATGTCGGCGTACTGGCTCACCGGCAGCCCCCATTCCTTGAGGTACTGGGCATCCGGGAGCTGCATGTATCGCGCACGAGCTGCCGCAATCAGTTTCCCAAGCGGCCCTCCATGCACAGCTGCTTGTAGGTGTTCATCACGGCCTGGGCAGCCGCTGGCAACTCACTTGCCAGCTGGATGCAGTTATCCAGCGTGAACGGCGCATCCAGCCCCCAGCCTTCCAGGCAGCTGTGCAGATACTGTCCATTGATCTGCACCACGCCGCGCTGCTGCTGAGTGGACGGCTGACCTGCGGCAGCATCAAAAGCCGGTGGCTCCACTGAAAAGAGACCGTCGAGAAATGCACCGAACTCCACGCGGTCGCGGTATCGAAAGGTCACGGGCAGCAGACCCTCAGTGCCATCCGGCATGGCAACCTTGAGGGAATGGACGATGCCCTTGGGCCGCTGGCCCAGCACGATCTGGCGTGCAATCTGCTCGCTCATGATCAAGCAGCCTTAGCCAGAGTGGTCGGAGCGCCACGCAGCAGCACCGTGGACTTGGTAGTCATCTCGGCACCCTTCTCGGTGCTCGGCGTGTCGTCATAGGCCAGCTCGCCCACGTAGTAGCTGGCAGAGCCGTCCTTGAAATCCAAGCGGTGCACAGTCTCCAGACCATCAGCTGCTTTCAGAGCAGCGCGGGCCACGCCATCCTGCTTCCAGCTGTTGGTGTATTCCAGGCGTCGTGCCGAGCGGCCTTGGCTGAATTCCTGCTCGTCTTCAACATCCAGATAGCTGCTGCTTCCAGTCTTGAGTTCACCACCGCTCAACGCGAAACTGGGCACATAAGGCAGGCGCTGCCATTCGTCGAGGACCAGGTGGATCAGCGAAACCTCGCCGCCCAACGGAAATTTGGTGAGATCGCTTGTATCAACACCGTCCAGAGTCACGCTGTCGGCCGTCGCGGCCTTGACACGGGCAACGCGGCCCTCCAGCTCCGGGTAGTCCTCACTGGTGATGACGACTACAGCCTTTGCCTGCAAAGTGTTGGCCACTGTCACCACCGCATGTGCGGCATTGGACATTGCACCAGCAGGCAAGGCAGTAAGAGCGGCAGTGTAAAGATTGAGTTTTGCCCCATCGGGCAGAGGAACTTTGCGCATGGTTGTGCCCCTTTCAGGCAAAGAAAAACCCGCCTGGTTTCCCATGGCGGGTTGTTTAGCCCTATCGGGCAAATGCCCAAGGCTGGGCAATATCAGAATCTATCTAGAGGTGACGGCAGTTGCTTTGTAGTTCGAATCGATGCTGCGAAGGAGGTCATTCATATCAGCCGCGGCACCATTCGGCATGCAGTTGGTCTTTCCAAACGCATTGGTTGCGCACCACTCTGCCGAACCAGAAACAGTAACTACACCACGAATGTCGGCGGTGCGAAAAGTGACGACAGCATAAGGTCCATCCCATCGACTATTTCCGACTGCCATCATGATCAAGCCACATTTAAATCCGGCGACTTGAGGAATATTTGAGCAGGCAGTTTTGAAAACAATAGATCGATCGGTTGCAGATTCAACCTTGTAGCCCAACCCACGCCTAAGCATGTATTCCTCAATGGATTGCTGAACCTCTACAGCAGTGCCATTAAGCTTTAAGGACAGGGGCTCCTCCACAGGGCGCGAAGGGCTTGACGCGCAACCAGTCAAAGCAACGGCAACCAGCGTTGAAATAGCAAGCTTTTTCATCCCCTCTCCCGAGAAATTGATATCAAACAATTGTAACCATGGGTTTCCCTAGAATTTGACCGTGAAGTCCTGGTCTGCGGAAAACAGATTCATATCGTGGTCGAAGTCATCGCGGAAGCTTCCGACTGGCCGAATGGTCAGTTCTGGGTGCTGACGGAGCGCGCTCACCAGTTGCGGCATCAGCCGCTTCGGCTCCAGAATATCTTGGCTGAAAATCCGGATCTGCACATCGGCGGCGTCTACCTGAGAATCCTCGTTGTCCAGGTATTCGCTTGTATCGCCACCAAAGCGCTGCCAGATCACATAAGGCGTTTGCGCGTTGGCCGGGGCCACAGTGCCGTAGCAGCTCGGAATTACAGCCGCAATGGCTGCGTGTAGAGCTTCGTCCATCACTTCACCCTTTCCAATGCCTGCCAAAGCACATCAGCCGAGGCCAGCACAGCAGCCGGCTCCGCGCGCAGCGAGCCGCGCATGAATGCCTTGCCCGGGATGTAGACCGGCCCACCAGGACGGGGTAGGTAGTACGCATCCTTCTCGGCCTGACTGGCTCTGCGCCGCGGCTTCTTCTTGCCGGCACTCTCCGGCCGCGCCAGCGTCACCCAGCCCTTTCGGGTCATTACCACCTGGTAACGCTGCCAAAAGCCGTTCTCCAGCAGATGGCCGTGCGGCGCAGTCTTTGCGTTCCAGCTGATGTGATACTCGGCAATTCCCTGACCGCTGTTCTCAGGTGAGAAGGCCTGATAGATAGCCTTGTACAGGTTCCCCGAGAGCTTCTTGATTCTGGCGACGTTGATCTTGGCTGTGTCGTAGAACACCTGGGCGGCGGCCTGTGCCGCAGGCCGCGCCGCCTCTTCGGCAGCATCTCCCAGATCATCAAAGAGCGATTCGAGGCCCGAAAGATCGACTGCGGCAATCAGGGAGTTTGCTCCCCTAGCCATTGGTCACCTCACAGACCAGATCAACATACTCGCGACGCTGATGATCCGGCAGCACGGCCTTGATAGCGTACTCAACGCCCCGTGACAGAACGCGCATCTCGGCGGTGATACCAGTACGCCAACGAATGCGAATGCTCACCTGGGCCTTGCTCGCTATTTGTCCGGAGCGGATGGTCTCGCTGCCGGATGCATAACGAATGTTCGCCCAGGTGCTAGCCACCGCCTCCCAGCTATTGGAAGGTTGCCCCAGCCCACCACCACCAGGTAGACGGCGCTGGATGTGGATGTAATCGCGCAGAGATCCGGCACGAAACGTATTCATAGACCTTGGCTCCGGCGATGGGGTCGCAGCAGGTCGCGCGATCCGTTTGTTATGGAGAATGACTGCGCGCCTACCACCACATCCTCACGGTTTGCGAAGAGGTGGGCACAGATCAGCAACATGGCGGCCCTGATGGCGAATGAGGCCACCATGGGCTCCTCGCCAGCTGTGCCCGCAGTGACTGCCGCATCAAGCTCGGCCTGGTCGGCATACACCCTGCGGCCCAAGTAGTCCTGCGCGGCGTCGATGGCCGCACCCAGATAGAGCTCGACCATGACCGCGTCTGCATCCGGATCAGCACGGCAGTGCTTGATGGCCTGCTCAGTGGTCAGGATGGGCATAGTCAGGTCTTTTTGGCGGGCTCTTTCTTGGCATCTGCCGCGCCCAGCTCAACGGCCGCAGCTTCCAGCTCGGGCGGGATTTCATCACCGGCTTTGAACTCGGTGGGGTAAATGTCGCCGTCCTTGACGCCCTTGAATGGCTTGGTTGCTTTCATCGTCTTCTCCTGAAATGAGGAAGGGGCAGAAAGCCCCTTCTTGCTTGGTTAAGCAGCCACCTTCAGAGCGCGCAGGCACTCGGGGTTCTGCACGCCGCCGCCCACGCGCTTGGTCGTGTAGAACAGCACATAGGGCTTCTTGGTGAAGGGGTCACGCAGCACACGAACACCCATGCGATCGATGATCAGATAGCCGCGCTTGAAGTCGCCAAACATGATGGGCAGCGCATTGGCGGCTACATCGGGCATGTTCTCGTCTTCGGCCAGGCCATAGCCGTGGAAGGTAGCAGGCTGGCCGGCCTGGGCAGAGGGCTGCCACAAGTAGTTGCCCTGGCCGTCCTTGAGCTTGCGCAACTTGGCGATAGTCAGGTTATTGGTCAGGAAGCGCGCGTTCTGGCGGTACTTCTTGGGCAGGCCATAGATCAGATCCAGCACCGCATCGGAGCCAATGTCAGCAGCGGCACCGCTGTTGGTCACAGGGATAGCGCCAAAGGGGTGCTTGGCTGCATTGGTTCCACCCTCGACATAGGTGAGGATGCCCGCAGGCTTCTTCACACCATCGCCGCTGATGAATGCAAGGCCTTCTTGCTCGGCAAACTCGGCCTGCACTTCGCTGGCCAGCCACGCCTCGATGTTGATTTCGCCATCGTCCAGCATTTGCTGAGTAGCAGCTGGATTGGCGTAGATCTCGCCATGCCCGAAGCCCAGGGACTTCAAGGTGGGCGTATCAGTTTCGGGGCGCTGATCGGTTTCACCCACCCAGCCAGAGCCAGTGCCGCCCATGTTGAACAACTTGGTCCAACCAGCCTTGCTGGTGGGCTGAATCTGGGCCAGCTCGCGCATGGGTGATTCTTCGCGCAGCTTGTCGGTGATGGTGCGATCCCACTCCACCGGGGTGAGGAAACCACCGTCTTCAGCAGTGCCCTTGTTCAAAGCGGCTTGCACATCGCCCTTGCGCATGTGAGCGTTGAACGATTCTGTGTACTCCTTGTCGCGCAGACCTGCGCCGGGGCCACCCATCTGGCCGGCGGCAATCTTGGTGTGAGCGTCTTCGACTTCCTTCTGCAGGGCGTCCAGAGCGCCATTGATCTCTTTCAGCTTGGCCTCCTGGTCAGCTCCGGAGCGGCCAGCCTTGACCTCCTCGAGCTGCTTGGTGTGCTCGGCCTTGAACTGCGCAAAGGCAGTCTGCAAACCTTCAACAAGTGCCTTGACTTCTGCATTGCTAGGCGCCTCGGCGTACACGCCCATGATGCCGCGAGGCACAGGATTTTTCTTTGCCATGATTTGGCCCTTTCAGAAACGAAAAAGCCGCCAGTGAGGCGGCCTGTAGGTTGGGTTAGTTGCTGCTTACGCGCGGAGCGTGTTCAGCAGCGATTGCAGCGAGGCTGCGACTTCAGGGCCAGCGCTCGGCGTGGCATCTTCGGCAGCGCCCGGCGTGCCAGAAAACAGGGCTTTGAAGGTGTCCCGACGTGAATTGCGGGAAAAACCCGCCTTAGCCATGGAGGCTTCGATCAGCGCCAGCGGCTTGGTTTTCGTGCTGGCCTGGGTGGATTTGGTGATCTCGGATGATGGCAGCAAGCCTGTGGCGAAACCGTCATCCACAGCCTGCTGGGCGCCTATCCAGGTTTCCTTGTCCATCATGATGGCCGCCTCGGCAGTGCTCATGCCCGTCTGGTGCGCGTACAGCGCTGCCATCGCGGCATCGAAAGGCTCCAGCAGCTTGGCCGAGTCCAGCATGTCGTGACGGTTGCCAACAGCCACCGCCCAAGCGTTGTGGATCATGAAAAAGGCGCCGTCACCAATCAGGATCTCGTCGCCGGCCATGGCAATGACCGAGGCCACTGAAGCCGCTACGCCAAGAACCCGCACCGTGACCTTGCCCTGGTGCTCGCGCAGCAGGTTGTAGATGGCCATGCCCTCGAAGAAGTCGCCGCCTGGGCTGTTGATGTTGACCACAACATCCTTGGCGCCGATGGAGCGCAGGGCCGCGCTGATGCGCTTGGAAGTGATGCCCGTGCCCTCCCAGTTCTCCCCGATGGAGTCATAGATGGAGATGCTGGCTTCGGCGTCATCGCCAGCCTTCGCGCACACGGCGGGTTCCCAGCGATCCACAGCATCAGGCCGCAGGTCAAAACCAGCCTTGGCCAGGCGGTGATCGGCCCGGATTTCAGGTAGCTTTTTGAGGCTCATTGCTTGCTTTCTTCCCCGAGGGATCGCCCAGGGTGTTGAACTTCGGGTCTGAATCTGCCGGATATTCGGCAAGATCGCGGATTTCATTGGCGGTGTGCCACGGTTGGTGGCCGCCGGAGCCGAGCGCCTTGGCGAAGTACTCGGACTGGTCCTTGAGCGTGCCGCGCAGCAGCGCGCGCTCGTTGGTCTTGAAATAGAGACTCTCGCGCTCACGGTCGGTAAGCAGAGAGCGGGCTAGCGCCTGCTCCCAGCACACAAAACGCGGCGCCATGGTGAACTGCACGAAGAAGATGGCCAGCTGCTCGATGCCCGAACCCCAGCTGGTGTCATCCATCATCAGCAAGGGGCGCGGCACGCCGTACAGGCGGGCCACCTCCTCAATCTGGTGGTTGCGGTTCTCGATTTGCTGAGCGTCCTTGGCGTTCGAGCTGAAACGGTTGGCCTTGGCCCCCTCCTCAGCGATCATCCATTTGTTGACGTTCTCAGCACCGCTGTACTCATCCGCCAGCGACTCCTTCATGCGCTTGTACGCCTGGTCGGAGAGTGCATTTGGCACCTCGATCGCGCCGCCGGCCATGACGCCGGTCTTGAACACATTGACTGCTGCGCGCTGAGCGGATGCTGCGAGCTCGAACACCTCTTCTGACAGTTGGCGCTTGGACAGGCCCAGCACACCATCAAACGAGATCTCGCGGATGTGCAGGATTTCCTCCTGGTCCAGGGTGAGCTGATTGCCGTTTTCCGTGGTGCAGGTGTACTGCATGCGGAAGTTGCTGCCCAACTTGGCCTGCACCCGGCCTTTCTCAAAGGGGATCAGGTGAATAGGTCGAGTGCCTGACCGGATGATGCGCGCATAGGCATTGCCCTCGGTCTCGAGCAGCAACTGCATCTGGCTCTTGAACTCCATGGGCGTCTGCCAGGGGTTCGGCTTGACCCGAATCAACTTGTGCGCCTGGTGCTCGCGCATCACCTTCTTGTTCGACCCTGCCTCATAGAGGCTGATGGGAAGCATGCCAAGGCCATTGCTGATGAGCGAAAGGCTGCGCAGCGCGGCCATGTTGCGCACCATTCGGTTTGCGGAGGTCGTCTGCCCATTGCGGATGAACTCCAGCAGCGCCGGATCATCCAGACCCTGAAAGGTAATCCCCTCAGCACTGGCACGCGGGCGCGACTTGGCCTCGGGACTGCGCCCGAACAGCTTGTCGAGTAATTTCATGTAGTCGTGCCCTATAGGAAGCGCATGCCGCGCGTCTCGTAAACAGATGGCCCCTTGGCTTCTGGATTCGTGGCCATCAAAGTGACCGCATTCAAGGAGGCCATCAGCGGGTCAATCTTGGCTGTGCCGCTGGCCTGCTTGGTGATGAGGGAGGCATTGCCAGAGGGAACGACCTTGGCATTGCCAACGCTCCAGGCCATGAGCGGCTGCGCGGCATGCATCAGGCTTCCGTCCAGCAAGCCGCGCTCAGCCACCGCCATCGCGCCGGTGAGCTTCCAGCCCTGCGAGATACCGATGATCAGATCCTCGGGGATGCCGGCATCAATCAATGCCTGGAAAACAACCTTGTGCGTGCGCTCGGGGTCCAGGCCGATCCTGGCCAGCAGGCCCCAATCAAAGATCTGCTTGCACAGCGCGGCCAGATCCTCCAAGTCCTGGCCCGGTCGCTCCACGACAACCAAGTCCCCATCCTTCTCAAAATCCCGGTATTTCGCCTCTTCTGACTTGCGCCGCTCAATGGCAATGGGATGGACCCATGCCTTATTCCACAGAACACAGTTCTGCGTGTCTCGCAAACGCCCCTCGATGGCAAATCCCAGCAAGTCATCCAGCCCGCCGCCGTCAATGCCTACGGTCACCACCTCGCACTCGGACCTGATGAAGTCCAGGTTGATGCGCTTGTCGCCGCGCTTCTCCCAGAAGTCGGCACCGGTCCAGCGGTTGGCCCGCAGGTTCAGGCCGATCTGGATATTCAGGTGCTTGGCCAGGAAGCGCTGGAAACCACCATCCTGCTCCGGAGAGCGCTTTTGCATCTCGTCGGTCAGCCATTCCTTGCTGACTGAGCGGCCCAGGTTCGGATTGGTGATGTAGAAGTTTTCCGGGTTCAGATAGGCCTTGGACTTGATCATCGCCTCAGGGAACTCATACAGAATGCCCAGCGTCTTGAGGCTGACCACCTTGCCGTCGCGCACATCGCGCCAGTAATCCAGCTTGGCCTTGAAAACGCCCTCAGGCGCTTCGTCCGACTGCGTGGTCAGGAAAATGACCCAACCCTCTTCGCGCGACACCTGGCCGCCCAGCGCCTCCTGAAACATGGCGTCGGCATTGGCACGCTTGCCAAACAGCCAGAGCTCGTCCACCAGGATCTTGCCCGACTTCTTGCCGGAGACCGTATCCGTGTCGGCTGCAACCACCTTCAGGCTGTTGCGGTTCACCCGATGGGTGATGGTCCGAATATGGTCCTGGATGTGGAACAGCGCAGACAGTTCCTCATCTGCGCGCACCATGCTGGCCGCCGGCTTGAAGGAGTTATCAGCCACTTCCTTGGTCGGCGCCAGGATCAGGTGCTCCTCGTCCTCGCGCCAGCACAGGATCAGCGCCGTGAGCATGATGCCCGCGGCGATGGTGGATTTGGTGTTCTTCTTGCTGATCAGCAGGCCGTATTCACGGATCAGCTGCTTGCCCGTCTCGGCGTCGTATGCACCAAAGATGACGCGCACGAAGTCGAAAACCCACTCTTCGGAGCACTCCCCGAATGTGGGAGGGCGGTATTCATCGAGCTCCGCATCCCAGACCTTTGGCAAATCGACAACCTTGAGCTCCTTGAAGATGGCCAGGGCCTGCTCAGCCTGGTCCAGGAAGATGGGCGGCGGAATGATGGATTTCCGCTTTATCAAGCGCTCCTCCCAGTCGGGAACAGCAGTAGTCCAACTGGGTTGCATAGGCCAGGCGCCCGCCTAAACGGGCCAATTTATTCAACAAGTAGGCCGGCTTCCTGTAGCCAGTCCAGGGCGGGACGATGCAGGCCACCTCGATAGGCGACTCTCCAGAATGCGTGATCTACACAAACCTTCTTGGTAGATCCAAAGGAGATCCCGCGCTCAAGAAATGAAGGAGTCACAAACTCCAAGTCACCGCGCCCCAGGCGCTGAGCAATGGACCGGGGGTAATTCAAATCACTGGTCACCCAAATGAAAACCGCCCCGTGTGGGGTGGCTTGGATCTGACTGGTGGTTTGTCCGGTTTGTCTGTTCACTTCATGCATGCTCAAACCTTCTGGCCATTAGCGGCCACCAACTTCGGCGGCGCAGCTGGTGAAAACCGGCTGGCGATCTTCTTGGCGGCTGCGGCTTTTTCTTCTTTCTTGCCGGCCTCACCCTTTTTGGGGTGGCAGTACGGTGCCGCCAACGTGGCAGCCTGCATCCGGCGGCCGCGCTCCTCAGTGCTATCGCGCATGACCTCCAGCAGGTAATCCAGCGGCATGAGGTTGCTCAGATCGGGAGGCGGCTCCGGCTCTTGCGGTGGCTGCTTTCCGAATGGCCACTTGGGATCGTCCTTGTAGCCGTTGGCATCCACCGTGGGCGCCGCCGGCTTGGCTGCAGACTTCTTGGGAGGCTTGACCGCCTCGGGCTGCTTTTTTGGGCGGCCAGCCCCGGGCCGCGCGCCACCTCTTGGCATAAGCGGCTCCTTTGAATTCTTTGATTTCTTTGATTTCTTTGAATTCCACCCCAGGATTTATTCATACAGGGGGAAATTTTCTGCGCGTGCGGAACAGGGCGGTCTAGAGGCCGAGAGGCTCCAGACTTTGGCCTCCCCCTCCCCCATCGATGCCATCAGGCCGCGTTAGGAGAGCTCAGGACAGACGATCAGGCAAGGCCCAGCGCTCGTAGGCGCTCCAAGCCAACAGATCTATAGCGCTCCAACAGATTGCTTTCGACTTCACCAACAATGCACCAGCCTTCATCAGAGGGATGCACGCACTCGAAGTCTCCAGAATCTGTGAAGCAAGGATCAATCTTCACGAGTCGATGGACATCAGAGCCATCCCTCGTAACGTAGTCACCCACCGTGAGCGCTTGCCCAGCCTTGGCCTTGAGTGCAGTCAGTTGCTCCGCCGTTTGTGGCAGCTCTGGATAGTCAATCACGCCATCAATTTCAATCAGCGTCTCGACCGTACCGGGAGTGGCCACATGCTCACTGCCACACATATGACAATGAAAGCGCTGCCCAAGCACCAGCAGATCGGCCCCGAATCTATCGTGGTCGCCCTGTGAACATTGCACCTCTTGCCATATCTCGTTCGCACTCATCGCAGCCTCCAATGCAGCCATCTTGCACCAACGAGCTATGCGGCCTCAACCATCAGAGCCACGGGCGGCATGCTGGCGCCGCACACCCAAAGCTGCACCGGCTGCCCGGCCTTGATGGCTTCAATCTCTGCAGGCGTTGGCTTCCAATACGAGACCTGTGCGGACAGTCCGCCCCACTCGGTCCTAGTGACGGGCAAGGCATCGCACGGAAACTCCTGCTGATTCCAACCAGGTGGAGCGCCAAGCAAGGCATTGTTCGATGGGTGTTGTGTAGGGGTCATGGTTCAAAGCCTTTGCTCTTCGCGCTGCTTGTCGCGGGAATGGTGAGTACTGCACAACGACTGCCAGTTGCTCCGACGCCAGAACAGCGATTGATCGCCGCGATGCGGGACGATGTGGTCAACGACCGTGGCAGCCGTCACTTGACCATCAGCCTTACACATCACGCACAAGGGATGCTCGCGCAGGAACTGAGCCCGGGCCTGCTGCCACTTGTAGCCATAGCCGCGCTGTGCGGCTGTCTGGTCACTGGTGCGCCAGCTCCCGGCCTGGATGGTCTGCACACGCCTGGTATCCAGTATTGGCACACTGCTCTTGAGGGTCTGCAGCTTTGCCATTACAAAGCCTCAGCAGACTGCCGGCCGTAGCAGTGGAACAGGCAGGGCATGCGCTCCAGCCCCTGGATGGCGTAGATCGAAGCAAAGTGAATGCGCCGGCCAGCAACGCGCCCTTGGGCGTCAAGGCGGATAGGGTTGTCATGAACCTTGATCCAGCCGCCTGATGTGCTGACCTCCAGAACGCGAGAAAAGCGCTCGCCGGTGTCCACGTCAATGACCGCTGCGCCTCGCGCGTTCTCTGCTGTATAGAGCATGGCTGTCACCCTATTACGACCTGGCCGCCGCCTGGCTGCTCGATGGTCTTGCGGGCTTCCAGCGCCAGCACTTCCATGCCATGCATACAGGCCAGCACTGCCACATCGCGGCAGGAGCAGTTATCGCCATCAAAGCCTTCGACCAGAACATGGCCGGCCTCGATCACGATGCGGCCCACCTTGGTCAGCCGTGAATGGGTTGCATCAAGGGACATGGTCACTCCTGAAAATGAATAGTTCCACCCATTCGGCCTTACGCCTGCTGGCGCTGGGTGAATGCCGTTCGCTGTCCAGCGCCACAGCTTGCGGTACCAAACCCCGCGCGCTTGAGCAGGCGCGCACCCTTGCTGGCTCAGGGAAAACAAAAAAGCCCCGACCGTTTCCGATCAGGGCTTTGAGAAATTTGAGCGCGGCTTTCCATCAATTACCTGAAGTCATAAGGCTCCACGCCTAAAGACCGTTTAGCGATGATGGCAAGGCGGTTTGATTGCACCTGCGCTATTCGGACGCATTCTAGACCACCTTTTTGCCCGCCGCAAACTCCTTCATCTTCTGCATGCTCTTGAGGTTGCTTTTCGTGAGCTGGCGGGATCGATCCACATGGTGCGCGATGTGTTCCGAGATCTTCAGTCCTTCCACGCCATGCGGCACTTCCCGGGTTCCGAAACCGTGGCACACCTTGCAGGTCTTGCCCCTGGCAAGGTTTGTGCCGCCGCACTCATGGCAGCGGCGATCGCACCACCAGAGCAGCACATCCGACAGCTTGGCCAACCCTTCCTCGATGCCCTGCGCAAGAACCCACGGAGTGAAACCAGCATGTTGGTCTGTCAGCTTGATGAAGCTGGGCAGCTTTGCCAGGATCTCGCGCCGCGTCTGCACCTGCCATTGGGCCGCTGCCGCCTGGGCACCCGCAATGTCCAGCACCTCCGTCACCCGCACACCCCGCCTGTCCTTGGTCTTCTTGGCCAGCCTGGGCATGCCTTCGGCTACGCGCTCAATGTCGGCCGCTGTCAGCATGCGCGGCTTTAGGCGAGAGTCCCACTCTGCCATCAGTTGGTACACCAGCCGCCCCAGCTTGGCGGGCTGCATGCCGGAGGCGATCAGGAAATCGGCATCACCTCGAAAATCAAGGCTTACGGAAAGGTCGGAGCTGTTGCTGGCGCTGGTCATGCGTTCAATTAGGGTTGGTTTAGTGGGGTCGCTACTCATCATTTCCTCTCTCTCAATTTCCCATCAGGCGCCGCACAGTCACATTCAGTGCGTCTAGTTCGCTCATCTTTTTGATTGCCCACATGCGGCGCTGGCCATGCAAGCCCATCAACGGGCCGCGGTGGCAGCTCTCGCATAAGGCCACGGCCGTGTATTGCTGGCGCTGCTCGATGTGGTGCGCCTCGCTGGGCCCCGCCTGGTCGCAGACACTGCAGGGCAGCTCCTTGACCGCCGCCAGGTGGGCGCGCTCTTTGTCAGTCAGCCTATTGAGCATGGGCCACCTCCGCGAAGTCGCAGACCTCAAGGCCGAGGTCCAGCGCCAGCCCATGCTCGATGCGTGCACCCCGCGAGCTGCGCCAGCCAGGCAGCATGCACAGGCAGTCACAGTCAGCGATTTGCCGCAAGGACATCCGCATGTAGCCCTGCCAGCTCCCGCACGGTGGCATGGGGTTCTCTGCCGGGTTCTCGACGTGATGGCCGTGGGAGCGCAGTGCTGCAGCTGCTGCATGAAAGGCCGGATAGTTGAAGTCCGGAAGCCCTGACATGGGCCCGGCGATATAGATGCGCTTCACCACCATGCGCGCCCCCTGTCCTCAACTGCCACCAGGCTGCCGTAGTCATCGACCACGCAAACCATGCTGCTGCCCACCTGAACCCGGTTGCAGCATCGGTTCTCCATCCAGTGCTCAATCAGGTAGCGGCCATCGCTCAGGCGGTCATAGGTCGGCCACACCAGCCGCGTGATGCGCGAGGTGCTGGGCGGCTTTCGCTGGCCTGCCAGCGGCACAACCTTGCCAAAAAATGCCGGGTTGAGTGCCTGTGTCATTTGATCACCCGCACTTCCCGACCCAGCAGGGCCTTCATCAGATGGCGCTTGATCTTGAACTCAGGGGTCTCCACGCCCTTCACATCCTCAATCACCTCGATGCCCTTCTCCAGGTACACGAAGTCAGCGATGTAGCGAATGGCAGGCCGGGCGCGCGCAGCGCCAGCAAACTTCACCGAGGGGACCATCTCGAACACCACCTGCCTGCGCAGATCGCTGATATGGCCGCCGCGCTGCAGCATTTGCAGGTGGGACCATCGATTCAGCTCGGCCAAGCTGTCGAATTTGGTGCCATCCCCCGCCACGATCTTCTTGTTTCGGTACTTGGAGCCCGATGCATTCGGAACCAGCTTCAACGCATAGCCTGTCAATTTCATTGCCTTGCTCATGCAGCCGCACCCCGCTGGTTCATGCCCAGGGTCTCCATGGCGGCCATGCGCGTGTGGCGCGTTACCGTCTGATCACCATGATTGATACGCGCAACGATCTTTCGAGCCCAGTCCTTGTCGTCGCCCTTGAGCTCGAACGGTACGTCCAGCAGGCGCTCCACCTTGGGCGCAGGCAGCGCCAGCAGGCCGCTCTCTTCAAAGTAGGTCTTACGGGGCGTCAGGGCCTCGCAGACCTTTTCAAACTGGGGGAGGCTCGGCGGAAACTCCGGGCATTCGCGCTTGATGTTCTGGAAAGCTGCCTCAATAACGTCATCCGTGAACTTCGCCAAGTCCGCATCCCAAACCAGCTGCGCAGCCCGCACCCCTTTGTCCTCACGGCGTTCGTTCAGTTCGCCGGAGCTGAACTTGGCCAGGAATGCTGTGCCGTAGGCGCCCTGTAGCACCACAAACAGCTTGCGGATGCGCTGCGATGCTTCGGGGCGCGGCGCCAGATGGCCTTGCTGCTGTCCGGCGCTGTGCACGGCACGAGATGCCAGGCTGGAGATTTCGTGGCTGCTTCTCATAGCTCAATCCCTTCAAAGATGGCCTTGCCGGCGCCGGCGTATTTGCCGGCTGCTGCGGACGCAGGAGCCATGGATGGGCGGCGTGCTGCGGGCATTTCGGTAGCGCGGCGGATCCAGTTGCGCCAGGTCGCGGCCCAGTCGGCCTTACGCCCGTCCTTGCCTGCCTTGCCGTGCCAGTGGTCGGCAAACATCGCGGCCTGGCGGCGCACCTCTTCCTCAGTCAAGCCGGCATGTTCGGCAATGGCCCAGTCACCCCAGCTCTTGGGCAGCTTCCAGTCTTCGGGCAGACGTGTTCCTGTCGCAGTCTTGCCCCTTCCGCTGCTGGCTTCTGGCTGAGCCGGAGGCGAAGTGTCACGGTCAGCAGCACCTACAGCCTTTAAACCGTTAACTGTCTCTTCTTTATCTGTATCTATATCTGTATCTGTACGCGTGACATCCGTACCCGTCACGCGTGACTCACCCGTGACATCGTTGTGACCACCCTCTTCTCCCTCTGGAGCGGCGTCTTTTTTGCGCTGGCGCTGGCGGCGTTTGCGCTCTGCTGCAGTGGTGTCGGTGTCGCTGCGCATCTGCAAGGCGGCCCACTTGGAGGGCTGCAAGGTGGCCTGCTCGATCAGCCCCACCTCAGCCAGGCGGCGGGCCACCTCCTCCAGGCTTCGCACATCCAGGCCCAGCTTCACGGCCACCTTGCGCATCAGCAGCGCAGGTGCATCGCCTTTGTCCAGCAGACCCTCGCCCTTCAGGCACAGCAGGGCCACAAAGTGCCAACGATCCTCAAAGGCCAGCAGCTTGAGCTTGTCGTCATCGACCATCCGCGTGTAGGTGCGGAACCATGGGAGCTTGCTCATCGTTCTGACCTCGCGGCTCCATCTGGCTTGCCTGCCGCATTCACAGCACGGGCAGCCTGGCGCAGCTTGCGCAGCACTTCCTCAGCCTCGGCAATTTCGCGCTCGATCTGCGCCAGCTCGTTATCCGAGATCACGCCGTCCTGCATGGCCTCAATCACGGCACTGGTGACATGGGAAGTCTCCAGCACCAGCCTTGAGACCTTAGCAACGGGGCTAGGGGCTTCTGTTGCAGCCTCCGTCACCAGCTCGAAGCGACCGCCGCACTCCTGGGCCACCAGAGAGGCGTAGTCATAGCAGTGGGGGCGGCCCTCTTCGCAGGCAATGCGGGCAATGGTCAGTGCATCAACGGCGCCCAGCTTGTGGGAGGCGGCACCAGACAGCTCTTTGCGCAGAACCTCGCCAGTCTTGCCAATACGAACGGCCACCACTTCGCGGCCGCCAGGATAGTTGTCTACGCCACGGCGCAGGGCATCAAGTGTGCTCATGTCCGGTTCTCCAGAAAAAGGACGTTGCGGACTGGGCCGCAGAAAAAGACACTGGCTGCATGGAAATAAATGCACGCCAAGAAATGAGGAAGAGCGCCTGTCATCGGGCCTGGGCTGGCTTGGTGTGCGCAAAGGGTGCGGCAGCCAACGCAGCCGCCTCTCTATCCCTGGCGCGACCACGCTTCACAGTGGCGTACAGGCTTGAGGCGCGCCACTCTCGGCGCTTTTTGAGCCACTGGGCGCGTTCAGGCACAGGACCACCAAATCGGTACTGCGGCTCAGCCATGGCTCACCTCCTTTGCGGAGGTGGATGGCTGCGCCAGCTCCCTGGTAGTGCGCAGGTATGCCCAGTCAACGTCAGGGCGCAGGTCCTCGCAACGGATAGCGCCGCCAGATTCGCGGTCCAAGTTGATGCAAAGGCTCTCGCCAAGGCGCTGACCCTTGCTGATTGCCTTGCGCAAGTAGCCCTCAGACGTTTGGCATCGCGTTGCAAGACTCAGACGATCAGCCTTTTGCAGGCTGTTTAGGTAGGCGAGTAGTTTTTCCATACCTGCATATTACCTGTGGGTAAGGAATCAATCAATACCCCTGGGTCATTTACTTACAGGTAATCGTTTGCTGGAATCTATGAATGGATATGTACGAACAGCGGCGCAACGCGCTGCAGAGACTTGTTGACTCTCTTGGCCGTGGTGGCATTGCCAGCATTGCTCAGAAAATTGGCAAGGATGCGAGCTATGTGTCTCGAATGCTTTACCCTGCCGACAAGAATGGCTCCAAGCGGATAGGCGAAGACACCGCAGTGCTCTTGCAGGGCGCTTTCCCTACTTTTTTTATCGGTGAGCTCGCCCTCTTGGGAGGGGTCGCCGCGCCTTTCGGCCATGAAGCCGCTTCCTCTCCCTATGAGGCGCCAGCCGCCAATGGAGAGGGGCGCGACCTGATCATCACCCAGTACGACGTAGGCGGCGCCATGGGAAATGGTGGGAAGCTGATCCTTGAGGCAGAACAGCCTGGCGTGATCAAGAGCTGGCGGGTCGACCAAGATTGGCTGCGCCTCAATGTGCCAACCTATACAAGCGTCAGCAATCTCTGCATCGTCACTGGGTTCGGCCCGTCAATGAAGCCGATCTTCAACCCTGGCGACCCTTTGCTTATGGATCGCGGTGTGAATCATGTGGATCACGAGGGAATCTACTTCTTCCGCCTTGGCGACGAAGGGTTCATCAAGATCATCCAGCGCGTACCCAACTTCGATAAGCCAGGGTTTGTGCTGCGCATCATCTCGAAGAACAAAGAAGATTTCCCGCCATACGACATTTCATCGAAGCACCCCGACTTCCATGTGATTGGGAAAATTTTGACCGTGTGGCGTAGCGAGCAGTATTGATTCAAAAAAGGAGTGAGGGATTATGAAATTCATGGGTGTTATGTCGATCATTGGCTCAATCCTGGGCGGCATTGTTCTACTTTTGGGATTCATGGGCGCAAAGAGCGCTCCTCAGGAAGCCGCTTCGGCAGCTCTAGCCATCGCCCTGGCCGTAATCCCCTACGTCTTTTTCCGGGCCCTTCAACTCTCCAAACAGTCCGAGGACACGCAGGCGATGCGTGATGCGCTCGAAGCAATCAACCGCCGCGACGAGGCCAATCGCCGCTGACTGCAAAACGATGCGCATTATGAAAAAGTCATTTCTTGCTGCCAGCATGACAGCAGTCGCCCTTGTGCTTAGCGCTTGCTCGCAAGAATCCGCAAGCAAACCCTACACAGGGCGCTTCAAAGTTGACGCAGGCACCGAATACGTTGCCCTTGATACGCCATCAAGCATTGGCGGCGCGTGCGCTGGCTGGAGCGCAGTCTCTATCCGGAAGCCTGGAAATAGCGCCGGCGGCCTGGACAACGTGATCTGCTGGAAGCGCGATGGAGACACCATCATCATCACATCCAAGGACGGCAGCCGACAGACGCCAGCTCCTGCCGCCGCATGGTCTGACTAGGGTTCATGGACATGACCCCTTACGACAAGAAATTCATTGAGCAGCGCCTGGCCAGCGTGACAGAAGACATCAATGCACTACTGAGTCTCTGCAGCGGCCGTCAAAAGTTCTCACCCGGGGATAAGGAGCAGGTTCGTTACGACTACGACAACCTCAAGTCAAAGCTGAGCGGTCTTGCAATCCATGTTTTCGAAAGCGAGCAAGGGCGAAACTTTTGCCACTCGGCTGGGCTTGCGATCGCGGCCGAGTTAACCGCCAACTCGAATGCATCTCCGTCAGATTTGACTAGCGCACTCCAAAGCGCTCAGTCGGAGTTATCTTCCTGGGCTTTCAGATTGTCAAAGTGAAGTGTCATAACTTTTCGGATCCAGTAGTCCTCTTGATCTTCGGGAAAGAGCTTGGCATCCACCTCCGAAAGCCAATTCAGAGCCGCATATAGCCTGCCGCGTAAGTTGTAACGCTCCTGTTCTCGGCTGGTCTCTAGGTTTTCATCCAGCATCCGGAGCGCGCCATCCAGCTTTTCAAGAACCAGCCGCATCTTGAATTTAGGACTCTCGCTTAGTGCCTGAAGAGCCGCCGCAATCTCGCCCGCATCAGCGGGCTTTTTTTCGTCTGCGTGGTGTGTGGTCATGAAGAAATATTACCTCACTTCGAAAATAAATTACCCATGGGTATTGCATCAATTATTACCCATGGGTAAGATGCCTCATCGCCGCAATAAACAGCAGCGATGGGTGCCAAGCGATCGAGCCGCGTGCCACGGGTCTTTAAAAAGCCAAAGAGGAAATGGCCGGCCGCAGTGATCAACAGCGTCTGGCGCGGGTTAAACCCGTCCCCAAGCCGAGCGAGTCGGTACACGGGGCAAGCAGTCCGGGCATGCGGGGTCACTCCTGCATGTTCACGCCGAGAGGGGACTGCACGCGGAAAGAAGTGCAACGCGTGAGACCAGAGCACTGCTGAATCGATGCCAGCGAAAGCATCCCAACCAGGCAGCCGCGCGCTGCGAAGGAGAACACATGTGCGATGAATAGGCCGGATGATCCGGCCCAGCAACTGCGAAAGCAGCGTTAAAGCCGTACGAAAACCGGCACGGGATCAAAGTTGGCCGATGGTTTGAGGAGTCGCCCGCCCTCTTACACCAGGTGACGCCGCCACACGTACATGACTGCGCAAGCAGCGCCAGCCCCTGAGCGACATCAGGGCGCAAACCAGAGTCTTGCTTGCAGGGCTGTGGCTTGGAAACCAAAGTTGAATCAACCAAAGCACGCCCCAAATTGCAATTGCAAGTAAGATAGAAGTACTGTTTGAAGGAGAGAAAGATGCTGACGCTGACAGATGTGAAGGCTAAGGCTTCCACTGGTCGTCGAGTAATGATTAAGCCTGTGGCTACGGTTAAAGTTACCAACAATGAGCAAAAGCGCCAAGTAAATGAAGTCGCGAAGCGAGTCATGAAGGTGCACTACGATGTGCTACTTGCACTGAAGAACCGTTAACGTGTTCGACGTTGGGTTCGTTGTTGCTGTGCATGATGGGATCATCGAGAGGTTCGGTGGTCTCCCTGGATTTACGGGTGGAGGAGTAGGTGCAGTCGAGGCTGCAATTACCCGAATTGAGAATCATGCCTACTACGCTGGTTTAGGTGACGTTTTTGGTATCGCCGCGCTTTATGCAGAAGCCATCGCCCGCGGGCATGTCTTTAATGATGGCAATAAACGAACAGCGCTCACATGCGCCATCACCTACATTGAAAGCCAGGGACTTATTGTTTTAGATGACCCGCTCTTGGAAGATGCTACGGTTTACTTGGCTCAGGGCATATGGGACTGCGACACGTTCGCTTGGTGTCTAACTTTGCTAGCTAGGAATCCCGACGGAAGCCCGTTGAACCCAGACTAAACCCGCCCAGTGCGGGTTTAGCTTTTTCTGCCACCCGCTGAGGTGGTTTTTTTGCGTTCGGAGATTCTGAAATGTGAGCGTTGAGCCAGCATGCGGCCATGCATGTGCCCGTCCCCGCAGGGCTTTAGCGGGGCCATCCGGTGTGACCACTCGAGCAGGTACGGCAGCTCAGGAATGGGCCTGGGCCGCTGGCAATTGAGAACTCGGCGCTTTGCGTCGTGGCGACAGTGGTCACACCAGATGACTCTACCCCCTTTGATGTAAGCCAAACTCCTATTGATCACCCTAAACGCGTCATGCACAATTCGACGCCATCTACCTGTTACGCCGGGTCTGGGGTTAACTCCTCCCTCCCTTTCTGACCTCTTCCCCAGGCATGGCCCGAAAGGGTCACCGGCTCTTTATTCAAGCCCGCAGCAATCGCTCGCGGGCTTTTTCTTTGCCCACAGGAGATTCCATGCACCTCAACGCCGACCCCCAGCCCATTGATGACGACATCGTGCAACGCCTGCGCGAGAAGGGGGGCCTGTGAAATGGCCGCGCATCCCCACCATCGCCCTCGTGCTGCTGATCGCCGCCCTGCTTCTGATCGCCCCGACCCTGGAACAAAGCTACTGATCGCCCTGCAGTGGGCGCTGACGCTCTTCGGCTTCTTCTGCCTGATTGGCGTGGCCGTGGTGATCGCAAAGACTCCTGACGCCTGGCCCATGTGAGCGCGATCGACTCAATTCTGATAGCTGCAAGCGCTTTATAGATATGCGCTAGAGGTCAATTTCATGCGTTTTCAAGATCCCTTTGAATTCCTGAGAGTCTTCGGCTCTGGCGCAACCGCCGCGCGGCTAGGTCAAGCCATCGGCGTTTCTCCAAAGATCGCTGCCCGCATGGCGAAGCAGAACGGCCACTCGCCCCTGCTCAGTGAAAAGCCCATCCCCGGCCTGGAGCACTTGCCCGGGCTTCCAGCCTTCGCCGTCACAAGCCGCACCCGCGCCGGCGGCACCGTCCACCGCATTGACTGCCGGACAGCTGGCGACAGCCCCGGCTATCGCTCCCTTCTCATCCATCGCAGCGCCCTGCATTGCGATGACGACCCCAAAGAGGATGAAGACCATGAATAAAGCCCTCATAGCCATCGCGATCGCAATTTGCTCCGTTGTCTTGCTGCTGCTGTGGGTGACTTCCCCTGCACAAGCAGAAGAGGAAACCAGTGAGCCCCCCTCCCCCGCCGGCACCGTCCGTATGGCCGCCCGCGATGCCTTCGTCTGCCCTGGCATGCATGCCGAGTGGCTGGATGAAAAGACCGTTCAATGCCTGAAAGTGACTCAATGAGCAGAAACCCCAGTGAAGCAAGCCGCGATTTCAACGTGCGCGGCTGGCAAGTCCTCTCCCATTCAGAGCGTTCCGAGCGTGAAAGCCAGCAGGGTAAGCCACGCTACACGCCGCCCTCGGATTGCTATGACGGCAAGGAGCTGCAGCGCACCCCTGGCATTCCAGATTCCCGCTTCCGGGCCTTTGAGCTGCCCAGCCGGGCCCATGGTCAGCTGAACTATCCCAACAGCACGCGAATCCCTTTCCCTGAACCCGTAGACGACACAACCCGCTGACAAGCGGGTTTCGCTTTTTGGAGCCCTGATGTTCAAGAACATGACCATGTACCGCTATGCCGAAAGCTGGCAAAGCGATCTGCAGACGCTGGAAGATGCCCTGCAAAAGACAGTGTTTGAGGAGTGCGGCGCGACCCAGGAGCGCTCCGTAGGCTGGGTGCCACCGCGCGGCGAGCAGCACGGCCCTCTGGTCGAGTCCGTGGCAGGTCAATGGGTCATGCGCTTCATGACCGAGGCCAAGGTGCTGCCGGCCAGCGTACTCAATCGCAAGGTCAACGAGAAGGCCGAGCACATCGAAAAGACCGAAGGACGCAAGCCCGGCAAGAAGGAAAAGCGCGACCTCAAGGACGAGGCCAAGCTGGACCTGCTGCCCATGGCCTTCACCAAGCAGGGCAGCATGTGGGTCTGGATCGATCCGCAGGCGCGCACGCTGGTGCTCGATACCAGTGCACAAGGCCGTGCCGACGAGATCGTGACGCTGCTGGTCAAAGGCCTGCCGGGCTTTGCCCTGGCACTGCTGGATACCCAGACCAGCCCACAGGCCGCCATGGCGCATTGGCTGATGACCCAGGAGCCGCCCGCCGGCTTCACCGCAGACCGCGAAACGGAGCTGAAAGCCACTGACGAATCCAAGGCCGTGGTGCGCTATGCCCGCCACCCGCTGGATATTGATGAGGTGCGCCAGCACATCGAGCACGGCAAGCTACCCACCAAGCTGGCCATGACCTGGGACGACCGGGTGAGCTTTGTGCTGACCGAAGGCCTGCAGATCAAGAACATCGTGATGCTGGATGCGGTCATGGACGGCAACAGCAAGGACGATGGTGGTTTCGATACCGATGTGGCGATTGCCACGGGCGAGCTGTCGCGTCTGATTCCCGACCTGATCGAAGCATTGGGCGGCGAAGGCCGCACCCGCCTGGGTGACCTGCCCGCCACGCGGGCTGCCAGCGCAAGCTGGTAACCATCACCTCAGCGCAGATGTGAAAGCAACGACTAACGCAGCCACTGCGGCACTTCCTAAAGCAAGTCGGCCAGCAATAGAAGTCCAGAGAGTGACTTGTCGTGCCTTAAGCCATAAATAGCAATTCTTTTGCTTTTCACGGTCGAACTCAAACAAGCCCATATCAAGCCTCTTTTGGATGACTGACAGACCGTGCTTGACCTCCCACTCCTCAAGCAATCTGCGCGTTCGATCATCAAGTGCCATACGTGGTTCGTACTCAGGTGAACAAATCAAAGCGCTGAATGTAACTATATGTTTATTGGCTTGGGATTGATTTTTCTAATAGCCAGGTGCCCACCAATGAGTGGGCTTTTTCTTCGGAGGCTCCCATGAGTCTGACTTTCGTGAATCACAACGGCGACCCCATCACCGATTCCCGCATGGCCGCCATGCGAGCTCAAGGAATGGAGCTCGAGCGCCAGCGGCGTCTGGCTGCCAAGGCGGGTCCTGTGTCCGTACACAAGGGCTGGCGCGTCTCAGGTATCGCGCCTGGTCTGCTGGATGAGGCAAAGCAGGCGCACGAGCGGCTATGCCAGATGGCGCAGAAGGCAGGCGGGAAGCCGCCAGAGCCCTTTGATCAAACTGCGTGGCTGCGCACAGCCAAGCGCACTGCAGTGCGTAGCAAGCCCTACATCCTTTAGGAGGCAGCTCAACAATGCAAGGAGCTGGCCGTCAAGGCGGGATGGCTTGATGTGCAACTCCAAGAAATCAAGAAGACCGTTTCTTAAGCATCAGCCGCCCCTCAGTATTCCACTGCCCATAGCTGGGCAGCGCACACCTCATGACAAACACACACATTCCCAAAGGCGGCATGTGCACGACCTGCGCCAATGGCTCCAAGGCCTGCGCGGATCTGCAGTTTGCACGCATGCAGCCGATCCAGCGTTACCCCGACGGCATCACTGCAGTGAGGTGCACCGGCCACAGCGCGCCAGCTGCAGCACCGCCGCTCTGCATCAGCTGCGGCGCTCGCAACCACCCGCTGCCCGACGGCAGTCTGCCCTGCGGTCACTGACCACGCCACCAATCACAGCCCGCCACTGAGCGGGCTTTTTGCTTTCTGGAGCCATGAAACCGGCGTACTACAACGAAATAGACCCGTTCGCGGCCCAGATGCTGCGCAATCTCATTGTCGCCGGACACATAGCGCCAGGCGACGTTGATGAAAGGAGCATCGAGGATGTTCACCCCTCAGACCTCAAGCCATACACCCAATGCCATTTCTTCGCAGGCGTCGGTGTCTGGTCCCATGCGCTTCGCCGCGCCGGATGGGCAGATGATCGACCTGTTTGGACCGGTTCCTGTCCTTGCCAACCTTTCAGCTCGGCAGGCCAAGGAGCTGGGTTTGATGACCAGCGGCACCTATGGCCGCACTTCTTCCACTTCATCGAGCAGCGCCGCCCTTCAGCGATCTTTGGAGAGCAGGTTGCAAGCCGCGACGCGGATCCTTGGATCGACCTTGTACAAGATGACCTGGAAGGCCTGGGATACGGGGTCGGGGCGGTCCCGTTTCCGTCTGCGGGCGTCGGTGCTCCGCACATCCGTGACCGCCTCTACTGGATGGCCTACGCCAACGGCAGCACTGGCAGACAAGGGTGTGCGAACCTTCGAGGGAGGCCTGTTGGAAGCAATGCGCAACCATGGACCGGACTTGGCGGCGGCAGCATGCTTGACCGGCTGGGGCACACCGACTGCCAGCACTCCGGGAGGCTCACCAGAGCAAGCGATAAGGCGCAAGGAGAAGCATGCTTGCGGAGCGGTTGCGACTTGCCTAGCGCATCAGGTTCAGATGGCGACATGGGCAACACCCAGCGCGCGAGACTGGCACTCAGCCAGCGCATCGCCAGAATTTCTGGCGGAGCGAGCGGAGCAGACGCGGGGCAAGCCATTGAGCGAGCAGGCATTCACCCTCCTACCGGGCCCGGCCCGACTAACAGTCTCTGGTCAACTGCTGACTGGCTCCTGTGCAGGGATGGAAAGTGGCGGCCAGTTGAACCCGGCACATTCCCGCTGGCTCATGGGGCTCCCGCCAGAGTGGGACGCCTGCGCGCCTACGGCAATGCCATCAACGCGGAACAGGCGCGCGTCTTCATCGAAGCGGGCATGAGCTGCATGCCCTGACCACCAACACCCCAGCCCGCCGCCGCGGGCTTTTCTCATTCTGGGAGCCACCTATATGCAAGACAAGAACGTCATCAAGCTGACCGACCAAGACGCAGCTCTGCTCGAGCAAGGAGCATCCATGCTTGAAGGCCTGGAGAACGATGAGCGCAATCGCGGTAATTGCAGCACAGCCGAAGGCGCAGGATGCAGCGCCCATGCAGTCCGCCGTCTGGCCTCAGCCCTGCTGACGCATGAGCGAGAAATTGGCCAGTGCCTGCACCAGATTCAGGAGCCAGAAGCTGACATCTGGCCTTGCGTCAATATCGATGTTGACGACAGCGGGAAGATCACCAACGCCAAGCTGTATTCACCTGGTCTGCCCGCTGGAAATCACGATGTCTATCCAGTGCGAGTCCCATACATGGATGAGCACACAGAAGCATGGCGTGCGTGTGTTGATGAGCTTGAAAAAGCTGTTCCTGGGTTCATGAGCCTGGGCAACATGAACGGTATCGAATGCGCTGTTGCTGCCATCCGAGGACTTTCGGAACGCGCAAAGCACCAAGAGCCAGCCGCAGCAGAACAAGCCGCATGGCATGCAGGCCTGGACGAAGGCCGGGCACAGACAGCGCGCTCAGCCGTGGCATTGCCGAAAGACTGGATGGAGCACCTGGGCTTTGAGCTTGATGCTGCAGCCGATGGCATTTGGCAGGTGATTGAAGACACAGGCGACCGACGCGAAGCAACCTTGACAGAGCGCGTGCTGTGGAAAGAGCTGATGGCTATCCGCGCCGCGCTTGCCGCCACCCCGGCAGCAGATGCGCCACTGGACTTCCTGCCGTTCTCTGCCCGCGCTGCTATCGCAAGTCGCCACGGGATGAAGGTCACGGCTGAATTCAATGCCCTGGTGCGCGAAGTCATTGCCGAATACCGTGCGCGCGCCGTGCCATCCGACATCGCAGCAGCCGCGCCAGTGGTGCTGCCAGAGCCTGTGGCGTACCTGCATGAATGCGGCAAGAAGCCATCTTTGCGTTCTCTGGAGTTCTCAAAGGTTGCGCTGCAGCTTTCGGCCAAGGGCTATAAGGCAATTCCTCTCTACACAGAGCAGCAACTGCGCGCCCTGCTGGCTACTGGTGGATTGCCCCGACAGCCTCATTGCCTCACCTGCAACGACCACGGTGCAGTCGGAAACATCCTCACTGCCGAGCCTTGCCCAGATTGCACAGTGCCCGCGATCAAGGCGCAGGCAGAAGCGCGGGATGCGTGGCCGAAGCATGGCGACCTGGTTCGATACGCCAGTGGATCAACAGCCCTTGCACTCCACGGGGAGCCGCATGCAGGCGGCTGGCATGGCGTTCAATGCATGGGCGGACACACGTTCTATACAAAGACTCAGAAACCCTCTGCAGAGGATCGCGTCATGTGGGTCAAATGCGCGGTTCGCTATCGGGGTCGAACCATGGATGAAGCCCGCATAGAGGCAGGTCTTTCGCCCATCGCCGCTATTGAGGCAGCAAAGGGGGGAGTGATGTCCAAAGCACATGACGAGTTCAGCGCGGCATTCGACCGTTTCCTTGATGAGGTCGGGATTGCCGACGCCATGTCGGTTGCAACTGGCATGTTTGTCTCCTTGGTTGTTGGATACCTCAAGCACAAGGGCGAAGACACCAGCAAGCCCATCACCATCAACGGCGGCGATCAGCGCGATGTGACGATTCACCCGCCGAAGTCGGCGCAGCGCGCCGCCCAGGCAGATCAATCGGCAGGCTGAGCCAGCGCTACCCCGTCGCCACTCTTATCGACGTTCACAAGCTCATTCCTGTGCTCACACGCCGGGCACAGGAAGTAGCAGCCGTCTGCATCCACTTCTGGATCAACGGCACTGAACATCACAAGCAAGCCGCAGTGTTTGCATTTCCACATATGACCTCCCGGCCAAAAACGGGGAAACAGGATAGCACCATGAATACAGCAACGAAAACCGAAAAAATCATCATGGCCGAGTCCGACGAGGCGGCCAGCATCCAAACAGTAACGGGCTGGGTGTCTCGTGACGGGCATTTCTGGGGAAAAGACGAGCGCACGGCGCGTTACAGCGGATCGACCCACAAGATTTGCGACGCCAACCCCGCACATGGTGTGGTTGAGCAGCGCTCATGGTGTCGAGCATGTCGCGCCGAGAAGATGCAACAGCGCTGGGAAAACATGCCAAAGGAAGCCTACAGCCCGGAGGCATTCCCGCTTCACCTGTACGACACCGATCGCTACTTCTTCGATGCAGAGGACTTGGTGTACTGGCTGGAGGAAAGCCAGATCAGGCCTGAAGATGCGCGCCTAACCAAGTGCAAGCCGTCCTACCCGAGTCGGATTGATCCGAATGAGCACTTTGTTGACATCCTTCCGGAAGACGGCGAAGTGCCAGAGGATGTGCGCGAAGCGTTTGAAATGCTAAATGAAGTGCTCAAAAAGTCGGAGCCATTCAGTTGGTTCCCTGACGACACGCAAGGCGTCACGCTGCCCGCCGACTTTCTCGAATCCGAAGATGCCGCCCAGGCAGCGCAAGAGAGTGAGCATGAAGGTTGAAACTGGAACTGTCACTATCTTGCGCATCAGCGAAGTGCCGCACCTTGACCCGATCCGCGTGACGCTTGATGACATTGGCCCAGGCCAGGGGCGAATCAATATCGAGTGCTACGGCAAAGCATGGGCCAGCTACTGGGGCGCCATGGGCAAGGACAGCATTGCTGAGTTCTTTGTGAGCTGTAGCAATGACTACCTGATCGGCAACCTATCGGTGGGTCTGGATTCATCACGCCCCAGCGGAGACGCTTTGGAGCGCGACGCAAAGCGCGTCATCCGACACCGTCGCAAGGGCATCGGGGAATGGAAGTTCAGCCCTCTGACTGCAGATGCAGCCGAAGACCTGATGAACCGCGTGCATGAGCTTTCGGATTGCGACAGCGAGGGCGCGATGTGGGCGCTATCTGGGCTGTTGAGCGAGATCTATGGAGAGGACTGGAGACATCTCGCAACGTGCAACGAACCAAACCCCGAATGGAACTATCTGGAGCGCATCTGCGATGCAGTGCGCGAAGCCTTGAAAACCCAGGCAGCAGCCAAGGAAGGAGCGCAGTGATGGAGCAGAGCAAGTGAGCGCCCTTCCCCGACTTTCCCGAACGGGAATGAATCAGCAAAACAGACCGCCTGAACGCACAAATTTCCCGCTCGGGAATATCGATAACCGGAGCCCCGCCACTGAGCGGGGTTCTGCTTTTTGGGAGACCTCATGGCAACCAGCGCCAGCACCGTGGGCCTGCCAGAAGACGCGGCCTACATAGCCCACCACTTCAACTGCCCTACCTGCTGCGCTGCCGGGCGATCCGCTGGCAAGCAGGCGCGCTGCACCGATGGCGTGCAGCTCTGGGAGGCCTACAACCAGGCCGTTCGCCCGAAGCAAGACAAACAGCCCCGCAAGCGGCTTTATTAAAGATTGGATGAATATGAGCAAGCAGATCACACTTATGGCATGGGCAGCAGTTAGGTTTGATCCACCGCCCAGTCTCTGGACGCTCAGAAGAATGGCTAGAGAGGGCCGGATTGAGCCAGCACCCGTGAAAGTCGGGAAATCGTATTTCGTGCCTGAAGACGCGCTGCCTGTTGATCCCAACCGCAAACCGTCCTTACTGGCGCGCATCAAGAAGGGACACTGACATGGCTGCACGCCCGAGAGAAAGAGTCCGCAGGGACTGGCCTGCCGGCCTACGCGAGCCACGCCCTGGCTATTTCACTTGGCGTAATCCTGAAAACGGGAAGGAGCTCGCAATTGGGCGCGTTCCGCTGGCTCAAGCCAAGCGCCAAGTGCTTGAGGCGCTGGATTACTTGGCCGCAGGCAGTCCTACCCTATTAGAGCGAATTACGGGCAAGGAAAAGAGCATTGCGGAATTGCTCGAGCAAATGCCAGTCAGCGAAAAGTACAACACTGCAAAAAGCAATCGCTCACTCGACAAGAAGATCAATGAGGCACTGGGTGGCATTGCCTGCATGGGTCTGACTGTCGCACACTGCGCCAAATTCATTGAGGACGAGATAGCCGCTGGGAAAGCGCGCAGTGCGCAGGCGTTGCGCTCAAGACTCATGACGGTGTGCAATCGCGGGCAGCAACTGGGCTGGCTGGATTTCAACCCTGTCGAGCCGACCAAAAAGCCGCAAGCCAAAACAACGCGCCAGCGCCTTACCCTGGAGCAGTTCAAAAGCATCCTTGCGGTTGCACCACAGGTCGCGGAATGGCTGCCTGGCGCAATGCTGGTCGCCCTTCTTTCCGGCATGGATCGCGACACCATTGCAGGACTCGAGCGCAAATGCATTGGCCCAGATGCTCTGACCATTCACCGCGCCAAAACTGGCGTGTGGATTGAAATTCCACTGCGCCTACGCATGGATGATATGGGAATGACGCTATCAGATGCTCTGGCCGCTTGCCGTTCAAATGTCGTGAGCCGGTATGTGGTCCATCATCGACGCACCTATCGCGCCGAAGTGAAGGCGGGCAGCGCCGTGCATGTGAACCGTATCACCAAGGCTTTCAAAGAGGCGCGCGAGCTCGCTGGAATCACGGGTAACGACGCGCCAACGTTTCACGAAATCCGCTCGCTCGCAAAGCGCACCTACATGGCCCAAGGCAACGTGGATACCAAGGCTTTGCTGGGCCACACATCGGAAAAAACGGCTGCGATTTATGCTGACCCTCGCGGCGTGGAACCCATCCGCGTCAAGGTCTCATAA